GACTGGATAAACTTGTATAGCACTAGCTGATGTGTTAACGTATATAGGAAGTGAAACGGATGGTGTTGTTAAAGGGGAGTTGATATAATGGTGTAGTTCGTTTTGTTGTAGTTTTTCAACCTCAACATAGCTTCCTGAGTTGTTGTAGTATAATTCACCCATTCTATAGTGACTAGGTAAAGTACCAACTCCTCCAGAAGACATAGTAACATTTTGTCTAAATTTTTCAAAAACATCTATTTTTTCTTGCAAGATACTAACCATATCTGAATATGTGGAATCGTTGCCTTGTATTCTACTAAATTGATTCAAATCATAAAAATACTGCTCAAATATATCCATTTGTGCTTGATTTGCAAATAGATTAAATTCTTGCGGTGTTATATAACCTCTTTGCTCTTTATTAGCAATGTTTAATACTCTTTGATAAACTGTATCTATATTTACACTCATGTTATTTTTTTATTATAGGAAAAGGCCCACAAAAGTAGGCCTTACCTACAATTGTTATTATCTCTTTTCGATGTTTTTATATATCTCTATACCTTCATCAGTTTTGAAAAATGATGCTAACGCAGAATATGGGTGTTCATCAAATGGAACTGTTAATACTTTTCTTCCGTTACTAGCCCAAGTAAAGTTTCTTTGGTCTGGAGATAATTTTAATACCCCAGCTTCAACAGCTTTTATGCCAAAGTTTCTTAATTCTATGTTGTCATCTTGTATTAAATCTAAGAATAAAGCAGGATTTCTTTTAGCAAACACTAGTAAATCTCTTTTAATCTCCTTAGAAGTCATGTCATTAACTTTAGAACCAACCTCTACTCTTAATATTGCTTCAGCCTGATCTATTTCTATGTTTTTTGCTGCAACTAGTGCATCAATTTCTAAATTCATATACTCTAAATCATCTTTAGCTTCCTCTACTGAATCGTGTTCTTTATATATAATGTCCTTTGCAGGGTGATATAAAGAAAGTAATTTTTGTAAATTTTGTTTTTGTTTTGGTACGTTTAAAGTTCCGTCTCTAAAAACAATATGACCTAAAGTTACTGATCCTTTTTGTTCTTCAACTAAAGGTGAAGCTTGATTTGTGGCGTATCTAATTTCTTTTTGCTCACCGTTTTTTTCATCAAACCATAATAATGATTTTCTTCTAGTGTGTTTTGAAGGTAATACAAAAACCAGTGGTTGAACGCCAGACTTTAATATGTAAAGTCTATCTTTTATTTCCCAGCTTGATGCTGTTTTTTCTTTTTTCATGATATAATATAATATAAATGTTAATAAAGGTAATAATTACCCCCGTCAATACAACGAGGGTAAAAATTACTATTGGTAATTATTAGTCACCGATAACTCCATCAGAAGATTTTAACAAGACAAAGTTGTTTGCAGCTTGAACACATAAACATCTCTCAGATAAGAAATGTACGTTCATCGCATCCTCGTCGCTTGTGTAGTTTCCACCAACAGAACCAGTGATCCAAGATTTCATTCTTCTATCGTCAGCTTCAGAAGCTCTGTATCTAACGTGTAAGAATGGTCTTGAAATGTTTTTACCTAATTGCTGATCGTAAACTGTAGAAGTTCCAGCAGGAACAAATACACCTTCAATATCACCAACTAGACCTCTTGTAGTAGAGTCATTTAAGTATTTCCAGTCTGTTTTGTAGAAGTCATAAGAACCTCTTCTGAAACCAGAGAAACCTAAATTTAATGCCATATCTTCGCTGTTACTAAAAACACCGTAAGATGTACCACCTGTACCGTAAGAGTTTTGAGCGGCTAACATATTGTCGATAGCTAGAGAAGTTCCTCTATCTAAAAATAACATGTTTTCCTCAATTGATCCTTGTTTGTCTAATTCTTGTAGAATTAAATCAAAGTCAGCTAGACCGTCAGTAGCTTCTGAACCTCCAAAGTCAGCATTGTTAAATACTAAACCTCTAGAGTTGATAGCAGCGAATAAACCTTCAGATCCAGAAATGCCTGCAGCAGAAATAGCGGAAGAACCACCTTTCTTTTCAGCTTCAATCATAGTCATTTCTAATTGATCTTCAAATCTTAATCTTGCTTCGTGCTCAGATTTTAAATACCAAAGGTAACCTCCAGTTCCAGATTCAGTAGTTACTTCAACCCACCCAATTTGAGCAGTATCAGAACCATTTACACTGTACTTGTCTCTTAGAATAATTGGCTTATTACTAAAAGATGTGAAGTTAGCATCCTTTGTGTTACCAGCGTTAGCCGATCCTTTTTTGTACTCTGAACCATATACAAATACTTTTACACCTGTAACAGCGTCAGCACCAATACTTGAAATATCAGCAGCCGTGTAAGGTTGTGCAGTAATTGTAGTTGCAGAAGGAACAGCAGATACATAACATTTTAATGTTACACCACCTTTACTAACAATGATAGTATCACCAATGTTAATTAAGTGAGCAGCAGAAAAAGTTAGTAAGTTAGCAGAAACATCAGTACCTACAACATCGTCGTAAGCAACGTGGATTCTACCTTGTTCAGACCATACAACTTCGTCAGAAGCCATAGGCATTTCAGCTCCTACCATTTTCAAGAAACCAGAGATAGTACGGTTTCCGTATCTTTCTACCTCTTTTTCGTATACTTCTGGTAAGAATTGTTTTGTAAAGTTAAAGTCATTCCCGGTAATGCTTAAATAATTGTCTCCAAATAAATCTTTCACGGGTCTTGGAGTTAGGTGCTGTAAAGCAGCACCAGAACTTGCTATTGCCATTTTTTAAATTTTTAAGTGTTATTTTCTTAGTTTAATTTTGAAATCAGATGCACTTTCACCTGGTATTGCTCTAACACTAAATCCTGTTTTTATAACATTTTCATGCCCTTTTCTAGGCTCCATGTCTATGTTTTTAGATCTTGCCATACTGTTTTTAATAGCATCTGCTTTACCTTGTTCATAAAAATGGTTTGCTACAATATCTGGATTCATGGCTGTGAATAATGATTTATGGTATCCCTTTGCGTCATTCATTTCATTTTTGTCGTTAAGAAACTTCTTAACAAAATTATTAATGTCGCTTTGAGAGTTTTTCACACTATCTACATCCTTAACGTTAAATCTATATTTTTTATCTCCAACCTTGTATTCAAAACCTTTGAATTCATTAGAGAAAACTTGTTCAGTCTTTTTATTAAATATAGACTTCTGAGTTTGTAATACCTTGTTATTTTGCTCAGACTCCTTGTTGTATCTGTTGAAAAAATCAATGGCTTTCTGTTGTTCAGGTGCTAACCTGCTTCCAGCTTTGATTTCTTCGTAATATTTAGACTTTTGCCCGTCTAAGTGGCTTTTAGCACTGGCAACTTGCTCTTTAAGCGCTAATTTTTTTCTTTTTATTTCTCTTTCAGTATCTTCCTCTTCATCATAACTAAAACTATCTTCTATTAAAAAATCAATTTCATCGTTTGATAAATGAGGTTTTGTTTGACTGTAGTATTCTCTTAAAAGCTGATTGTCGTTAAAACTACTAAAATCTTGATTAAGTCTTACATAGTCTTCTAAACTTCCACCTGTATCGTTCATAAAATCTACAGCTTTCTGTATATTTTCAGGTAATTCAATTCCAGTTTGTTTAGCTTCTGCAACCGCTTCTTCTACTTCTTCTGTTAATTGTTCTGTTTGTTCTTGAACTTCTTCTTCTGTTATTTCTTCTAATACTGGTTGTTCTTCTTGTTGCTCTTCAACAACTTCTTCAACAACTTCTTTTTCTTCTTCTTTTTCCTGTTTTATTTCTTCAACAGGTTCTACTACTTCTTCAATAGTTTCAACTGGATTTGGTATTTTATTTAAATTACTTAAATCCAATTTAATTGTTCCGTCTTCTGCAACCTCATTTTTAGGTTTATCATCAGCCGGTTTTTCTTGCTCAACCACTTCTTCAGTTGGTTGATCAACTGTAGATTCCTCTACAATTTCTTCTAATTCTTCTGACATAATATAATATTATAAAATTAAACAATTGTTTAAGCTTTAAATAAGCCTAAATCTATACCACCCATAGTATCATTTGCTGTAGATTCAAAGTTTTTAGGTGGCTTAGCGTTATTTCTTTGATCTATTAGTTCAGACTGTTGAGATGCTTGAATTTTAGTTCTTTCATCTTTTCTGTCTTCTTTGTATCTTTCTTTGTCGTTAACAGTTTTATTCTCTAGTTGTTTTAATTGCATATTTAACTGGAATTCTAACTGCATTAACTCTTTTTTACTACTAACCTCTTGTTGTAGTTTTTGCAACTCAAGTTGAGCTTTTGTTTGTTCTAATGCCGTTTGTATCTGTATAAGAGCTTGTTGCTTTTGAACCTCAGCTTGAGATGCAGCTTGCTGAGCTTCAGCATTAGCCTTTGCTTGTGCTTGTATATTTCTTTCTTGTAATAATTGATCTCTTTCTTGTTTCTTTTTTCTTCTAATCTTGAGTAGTTGATTTGCAAGTTTTATATTTTTGATATTTCTAAGATCAATAGCATCTTCTAAATCTATAAGTTTTTGAGCTATAGCAACCTGTATATTATTTTCTAACAACTGTTTTTCTTCTTCATCAGGTGCTAATTCTATAAATATACCAAAGTCATACAAATGTAATTCTTGCATTTCACTTAAAACAGCAACGTTATGAGCACCTATAGCTTGTATAAAAGCGTCTCTTGTTGGCGAAAACTCAAGTATATCAGATATTCTTAATGATAATGCCTCAGCTGTTTCAGCTGTTAAAAATAAACCAGCCTGTAATATATGTCTTGTAGCTGTGTTGCTATTAGCAGCGGCTAACTTTTGAACACCAACTAAAGCATTTTTATCAGGCATACTACCATCTCTTGCTTCATTTAATCCAGTAGCATCACGTATCATTTGTAAATAATAGTTATACGTCTGTATTAATGTTTGCATTTTTTGACCACCAGAACTACTATTTATTTCTTGAATAGGTATTTTACCCGGGTTCATATCACCTTCCGATGTAAATGATCTGCCCAGTATAGAACCAGTTTGGAAAAACATATTTAATGCTTCCTGTGGATTATAATTAGTTCCGTTACCTAAATCAATTTCAGCTAAACCATCTGCATCTAAATATATACCATCTGGTACTATTCTAGACATTACTTGTTGTAACTTTAAATGTGTAAGCTGTATCATATCTGCAAAACCAGTTATTCTACTAACTAAAGACTCTATTCTTCCTTTGTACATTCTTGGAGCAACAATATTATAATTCATTTTGACCTTAGTGTAATCACTTTTAGGTCTCATCATATTTTTAGCTAGTTGCCATTTTAATAACTTTTTAGTACCTAACACTAATGCTCCTTCGTATAAAACCTCTACAGATCTAGATAATTTACCATATCTAGCTTCTAGTTGCTCATCTAAACCTGGTGGGTTAAAACTATCATCTTTTACTATAATTTTAGTAGCACCAGTAGCTGTTTCTTTTACTTTATAAACTTCATTAGCGTAAGTTTTATAATTAAAATATAAAACTTGAATAGTATTTTGATCTAAGTTATCTGTTTCAGATACAGTTCTATTAAACAAACCAGTTTTTTGTACTCCTTGTTTAGTTATATTTTCTAAATCTTCATTAGATAAATTAGGAAACTGTTTTTTAAGTTCGTTTATATGTATTGCTTTTATTTCACCTACATAATATATATCGTCAAAATAAGGTGACTCAGTATATGACCATATCATATTAGCTGGATCACAATACTCTACGGTAACCCCTTCAGATTTGTTATATGAATTTTTAACAGCTGCTATACCTATAGTTGTTAAATCATAATTTAATCTTTTTCTTGTTTGCTCATATCTATTACCTTCTAACAAAGTGTTAATAGCTTGCTCTTCTGCTATCTCTACAGCTTGCTTATAGTTTAATTGCATGTGTAAATCAAGCTCTTCTTTTGAATCAGGAAGTTCTTCACTTGGATTTTCCTGCATATCTACATTAAAATTCTCTTTTGCAAACTGTATAAGCTCTTTAGTTTGCATATCTCTTAATACAGATTCCATATATTTAGTTCTTTTACTAACACCATATGGATCTTGAGAGTATGCTTTTATATCATATGTTCTTTCTGATATTCCGTTAACAACTATATCTACAAATTTAGGTATAATAGGAACAGGTTTCCAGTCTAAGTTTAAATAAGATAAATCACCATTAATAGATAGTTCATCTTTATATTTTTGAATCGACTGCTCACCTCTAGCATATAATCTTAACCTATGAAACTCATTAGAATTACTATAAAATCTATTAGTACCTGAGTCTCTTTTAAACCATTCAGACTCTATAGCTTTAGCAACCTTTAGTCCGTACTCTTGGCTAATCTTTTCTAAATCGCTAGCGATTTGACTTGGAAAGTAACCTTTTACAACTGATTCAGCCATATTATTCTATTATTTTAGATCGCATGCCAGATTGTTTGTACCTAGCAAAACTTATGTTTAATTTTTGTTTTTCCATTGATGCATGTGGAGTATATAAATGTCTGTTACAAGCCATGACCGCTAAACCAGAGCTTATTGCAGCATCGTATTTTGTTCTTTTATTTATATCAAATCCAGCCCAATCGTTTAATGTAGAATTAAAATACATAGTACCATATGTACCATCTTGTTTTAAACCTACATGATCCTGTATATACATTTCTATAGCAGCTGCGTGAGCTTGTTTAATATCTTCACTTGAGTTAGGTATTCCACCTATTTCTTTTTCTGCTACAGATAGTTTATTCCAAACTTTATCTGGTCTATTCATTGAATAACCTCTATAACCTCGCCTTTTTAAATAGTACAATAGACGAGGTTTATTATTTTCTGCAAGTATAGGCATCCCGTAAAATACAAGTGCCATTAGAACGTCTTCAAAGAAGATCTCAGCGGTCTGAGGTCTTGCTATATACTCTAAAAAGAATTGATTAGGTGGACAATTTTCCATAGAAAACTTTGTTAACCCGTGCAACGCACCTTTAGATCCTGTTCCGTCTACAGTTCCTGATATGTCATATGAGTCACAACCAAATGCACCCATGTGTTCGTTACCAGGTTTTTTTCTTCCATTTTTAATTATAATGTTATTTTGTAAGTGAACTGGTGGAACCCAGCTAACTTTAAATCTACCGTTTATGTCTGGATAAAATATTACTTTAGAATCTTTATTACCCATAGACCACTGAAAATTACCTTGTGTAATACCAGCAGAGCTTTTTAAATCTTCATTATAATCTATTTGTTCATATATTTTAACT